ACACGCAAAGAATCGCGCATCTCTTCAATATCAACACGTTGTTCCTCCTGAGTTACATTCAAGTCCATTGGAATCTCACGACGTACATAGTCACGAGATACGAGCTTGTCTGAACGCATTTGTAGTAAAGCAATGATGGCACGGTTTGGGTCCATACCAGACATAATTCCGTAACGTACATCTACGCCGTACTCACCCTTAATGTCACGAGATGGTGTGTACTTGAGAACGTAAGGTGTTCCGTCATCTGTTCCCTTGATGGTCTTTGGAATACCACCAAATACTTTCTCATCTGCTTCAAAGCAAACTGAAAGAAGTTCTTGGAACATACGAGCAAACTGTGCTTGTGCTGACTTGATTTGTGTATCAAAGCCTGCTTGGAGTGCTTGCACACCACGACCAGTAACTACTGATGCCTCAATGTTACCTGAACGAGATTCAGGGTAGCGAGATCCTAGGCGTAGTTCACGCTCTAGCACGCCGGACTCTGTAAAGATTCCAGGTGGTAGTTCTAGTGGAACACGACGAATACCTTGTGGGTTAGCAGAACGCATAATCGCATCAGGTCCAAGTGCCAACTCTTGCACATCTTGTGGAATAGCAATAGGTGCTTGGATAGATTTTTCTGCTGCTTGGATCTGCAATACTGCAAAGCGAGCACGTGCTAACTGAACTGATAGAACATCATCGAACTGTCCACGTGCTTCACCATCTAGGGATGAGCGCATAATGACAGATGCCATTGCCTTACCTAGAATGTTAGGTGTGCGTGCTAAGACTAGGTTCTTACGCTCTGGTAAGTAGAGCAAGTCTTGTTCTTTGTCGTGGTACTTGACCATTGAGATATAAGGAGAAGATAGAGCGTACTGGTTTTTACCTAGAATCAAATCGTAATACTCTGGGTATTGCGCCGCTAATGTCTCTGCATCGGTAACGATGACTTGGGTAACGGACATAACGCGACCATAACGATCTAACTCTGGATAGGTACCAAATGGATTGAGCATACGGATACGAGGGTTGTTGTCCTCAAAGTCCATCTCAACCATACCGATACCAAGACCGTAGGTGTTATACCAGTCTGCTGCTGTATACATCTGCAGTTGTAGGTCAGAGTTTGTTACATAAAAGTTTGCAATACGAGTTCTAGTATCTGCTGCCTTGCGTGCTGTATCTGAAACCATATTGGTTGCTGAACAGTTAAAGGATGGCAGTGGTGCCATTGCTTCTGCTAGGTCACGTGCTGCGACGTCAATGAAGTTTGCAACCAGAGGCTTTGGATAATCCTCTGAAAACATTGAAGGGTATACCTTAGAGATATCTCCCTGACGCACCGAGAGCACATCGCGCATACGTTGATCTCGCGCTGATGAGCGAGTACGTAAGCGTGCGAGCTTAGCGTCTACTTCTTTGACTGATAACAATGGGGTTCCTTACTTATCGTAACGTTCTGGATTCTTCAGGTATTGAGCCTTCTGTGCAGGCGTCATTTTGGATGGAGAGATCTTGCTAGGCATCTGGACTACCTTTTTCTTAACAGGTGCTTTTGGCTTTGCTGTTACTTTAACTACAGGCTTCTTCATTTGTGCCATTACTTCTTGCCTGCCTTTTTAGTTACTGCCTTAGAAGTCTTCTTTGCTGCTGGTAAATTACCAATAGCAGCGGCTGCACGCTTTGCTGCTGCTTTCTTTTCTTGCATTTTTTCAATAGCAACACCACGAGCAGCGGTACGCTGACGATCTAATTTCATACGTGGTTTAAGAACTTTTTTAGCAGCGCGTTCTTCTGCCATAGAAAGTCTTACTCCTGCTGTCTTAGCATTACGATTTACTGTTTCATTTGCAGCAATTCCAGTTTCCATACTGCTTGCATTAAAACGTGCTTTGCGAACCTTGTCGTTAAGTGATGCCATTGTTATCTCCTTAGATGAATGTGCGTTCTTTTTCTGCGAGCAGTTCATCTATGTTGATAACTGTTCGTTTGCCCATCTCACTACGAGATAGGAAAGGATTCTTCATATGATGTGTAGCGTGTATACCTTGGCTTAGCATCTCGCGTGCTCTGATCTCACAGAACCACAGCGCCATCACCATATCTGTTTTACCTTTAGTAGTAGGTGACCACGTAATCAATTGCTCAATGAGCGCCTTGATGTTTTCAGTTTGGTCACTAGGTAAGTGAATAAGGTTGTCGCGGTGGTGCTTGCCGTCAAATTGTTTTGTGCCGAACAAGGTGGACATAGAAGCAACACCGAAGCCGGAGTCCCACTTGTTGTTTCCAGTATGGTGCTCTCGCAGTAGCACACCCCTGGAGGCAAGGTTTGCGCGGATGCCCTCATCTTGCGTAAGGAATGATTGAAAAGCATTCTTCTCTACTATCCACTCACTCGGTGAGTACAGGGAAGTCCAGTCAAAGATTAACTGACGGATCGCAGCAGGCGTTGGCCTAGTAATCTTAATAGCATCAACGATATAGCGTTTATGTGTAGCGCGATCAACAGCGTAACAAATGGCGGCTGTATCACCAACCATAGCGGGATCAAGACCACAAATAAAAGAAAAGCCATTGACATCACGCGGATGGCCTGGGTTACCAGGAACCAAACGACCTGACTTACGCATACCATCAATAGAACCTCTTACACATACTGGATCGTAGATGGCATCATCTGAGATATCTTGCTGCTGGTAAACCAGCGCCCAAGTGGATGCATCCATTGCTTGACGTTCATTGTAGAGGTTACGACCATTCCATCTAGGATAGAGGCCGTCTTCATTCAAATCTGTTTCTGTCTGTCCATCAAAGGGAGCATCTGATGCTGGCCAAAGAGTCTCCCACTTATCAGGGTTCTCATCTGTTGTCAGCAATGCTGGCATTGCAAGGTAGGTCCAAGGGACCAAGCCACCAGGGTAGCGGTCTTCGGAACGTAGCTCCTTGTACAAGTCTACTGCGGTAACGCGGGTACCTACGATAATCAATTTACCAGTAGGGTTCAAACGAGAGCGTACGTCCTGGGTTAACCAGCGGATCTGCTTTTCAAACTCGTTGGCGTTCTTCAAGGTAACAGCGTCATCAACAATAATCATATCTGCACGCTTACCGTAGATCTGACCGCCGATACCAACGGCTTCAATGTTCGGGTCCTTTTCAGATGACTCACGGAGTTCATCACCAAAGGTGACACGGGTAGCCTGCCAAGAGGCAGACTTAGAGTTAAACCCTACGCCAGCTGCGTAAGCCTGTTGGAGTGCTTCATAATTTGGATGAGTCAGGCGTTGCTTGATGGCGTAGAGAAAGTCTGCAGCTAACTGCTGGGTCTGAGATACGATGAGTACTCTAAAGTTAGGGTTTTGACAAACCTGCCAAGTGACGTAATCAATGGTCACAGTCATAGACTTGGCGTGGTTGGGCGGGATGTTCAAAAGGATACGGTTATTAGCCAGGCCCTTTTCATACTTCATAGAAGGATGCAGCCAACCAGGTTCCCTGCCCTCGATTACATCGATCAGGTTCTGCTGGTGTGGAAAGGTGCGGGAGTGTAGGTACTTCTGGCGAAAGTCGGCAAAGTTAAGGTCGTGTACATCGGATGCTGCAAAGGACTTGTCCTTGAGGCCAAGGCGTGTTCGGTCAACTTTGTCAGTAAAGATCTTGTCTGTTCTACGGTAGTACTCGTAGGTCTTAATGGATTTACCTGCCGAGGCACAAGCTGCCTCAATGGTCATACCCTCTGCTACACAGCCAAGGATTAACCTCTTGGCGATATCAGCACTATTGTCAGCCACGTGATCTCCTAAAATTTATTGGGGACGGGCCGGAATCGGATCTTATCTTTACTAGTCGAGGAAGGTTTCATCTACCAGTAGATAGACCTATCCCCACTAAAAGTACTAGGCAGGTCGGGCTTAGCGCCCGAAGGAGCCACAGCGAACTGAGGGGTAAGTTAGTACTCGGCCTAGGGGCCTCGCTAGAGGCCATACCGTTACTGCTCAGGGTCTTTCCTATTAAAGCCCCTTACTATATATAAGGCAGGAAATTTAACGCATTTCCCGTTTTTATAATGTGATGTGTAACACAGTAGATATAACCGCAGGTCAGAGCTATATTCGGCTTCACTTTAGCAAATATTTTTTGTTGGGGAGTACCGTGACCCCGCGTGTGTAAAACACAATGCCCGGGTGCCCGTTGCTGCGCGGTAGCCTAACCGTATGGCTGAGGGTTAGACAGTTGCGGGCTGTATGTCTACCGTATTGGTAAAGCGTAGCGGGCTGACTCTACTTCCGGCGGGGAATAACCCTTAACCCTTACCTAATTAAGTAACCGCTTTACCTTGCAACCCTTAGCCCTAACCGTGCAGCTCTCTACCCTTGCAGCTCTAACCGGTAACCTATTGCCTAGCCGATAGCCTTGCCCTATCTCTTGCCGGCTATTGCATAGCTACTAAGATCCTAGACATAACCGCGCTAACTGTCTAAGTAATGGTGTGATGCGTTTCACTAAATAAATGACACTCTAGAGCTTTCAATAGTTGCTTTACGGTATAGTCCTGTAGTAGTTTTCTCTTGTGAGCCTCACTTACCTAACAAGCTCACGAGGAGAATAAATAAATGACTACCACACTAAACGAGAGAGTAACCGTTAGCGAGATCGCACGCGCTATTGCTAGAGACTGGCAGACAATTAACCCTTACGCTAGTGAGTACCTTAACGCTATGCTAACTATCGAAAGCGTAGAGGAGACTTACTACGCCGATAGCGCTAAGAGTGTAGTGCTTTATTTTCTAGCTAATGCCGGCAGCTATCGCGGGGATAATGCCCGCAGCTACAAGGCTCTACTAAAGGCTATGGTGAAATAATGACTACAGTAGTAAAGCAAGCTACGTGCGCGGACCGCATTAAAGATAACCTAAAGTCTCTTAATGATGACCTAACCGCGCTCTACAATAACCCGGACAGTGATTACTATTTCGATGACCCGGCCCTGTCTATTGATAAGTACACGCTCACTAGCGTATGCCTATCTTATGGCGGTCCTAGCTCTTACCTTGAAATAAAGCACATAGGTAGCGACATCGTGAGCGTAACCTACCGCTTTAGCGATTGGTTCGATACCGCCACTACACCGGTCCTAGAGTGTGAACCGGCCTATGATTATGCGCGGACTATCGTAGAGGGTTTAGAGTAATGAGAGAGCTATCTAAGCGCGGTAACCTTGTCGCGGGTATAGCTATCGGTTTACTAATCGCCGGGCTATTCTGGCTTAGCGGTAACGTGTGGTACGTACCCGGCGAGGGTTATTGTATCGGCACAATGCTAGAGTGTTATGGAGATAGCTTTCACTAGGTAGGTGACTATCCTCTCCCGGGCTATCCGGGAGAGAGGTAGCCGGTACCTAGCCGGGAATTACTAAGAGAATAAGGGTGAAATATGACTATAGTACAAGAGAGTAAGAGCGTTACCGATAGCGTAGAGGTTGAAAATGCTGCGCTTGTAGAGCTATTAGAGGGAGCTATTACTCACGCGGATAAGGGAGCTAACGCGCTACACGCGCTCAATAGTGTGCAGCTAGAGAGTGAGGGAGCGGGCTACCTTGTAGCACGTGCCACGGATCGCTATCGCTTAATAGAGGGTAAGATAGAGGTAGAGCACGGGCAGCTATCGCCTAGCCTTATCTCTCTAGAGGATACTAAGCGCG